AGTCTGCTATTGCTCAGGCCAAGCTCCAGCAAGAGCAGCAGGAACACCATGACGACATGATGCTGAAGGTTGCCGAATTGAAGGGTAAGCTGCAACTCAACAATGCTGAAATCGAGAAGTTGAAAGCAGAAGCGGAGAAGCTGAGTGCACAAGCGGATTCGGAACCAGTGAAAACGCAGATTGCTGCTATTGATGCACAGATCGGGGCCAGGAAATCACATAACGACACCATTTTGCAGGCTGCTGACATGATGCTCAAGGGCCACAAGACACGTAACGACATCGAGGGCGGTCATCACAAGATGCTGATGGACGTGCAGGATCGGATACTTGAGAAAGAGTCGGCTGCGCGGGAAAATCTGGCGGCAGATCAGGGCGGCGCAGGGCAAACTACTCCTTCCACAACTAACCCCTAATGGAGAATCAAATGGATAATCAGCACAAGCAAATCAAGGGCTATCGTGACCTTTCACAGCATGAGATCGATCTTATGAATCGAGTTAAGAACGAGGCCGCTGCGGTGGGAATTCTCTTTGATGGCCTGGAAGGAGCTGAAGGGATTGACCAACGTTGGCTTGCTATTGCCAAAACGGACCTTCAAAAAGGCTTTATGGCTCTGGTTCGTAGCATTGCACAACCTACTTCTTTCTAGGAGCCTGCTCCGTGCAACTCCCCCAAGACTACGGCCCAGAGGATTTCCTGGGCTGGTTTCACAACCCAATCACCGAGAGTTTTCTGCATAGCCTACGAGAGGACAAGCAGGAGATAATGGAAGCGTGGGCGAGGCGTGCCTACACAGGTGAAAACGAGGGGCAGACTCTGCAGCTGAACGCTGTGGGGCTTGCTCAGATCAAGACTATTAACGAGTTGCTGCAGAATCTGGAAGATAGTGCTGAGTCGGCACGTGGTCAGATCGCAGAAAAGAATAGGAGTAAGTGATGGATGAGGGGACAGTTAGACTCCGAGAGCAGGCTCTTAAGATCGCAGAGAAGAATGGGCTTATTCGGGGGGTGGATGGGGTAACTGGAAAGCTTGTAGACGGTGTTAATAACATCTACCCTTTTGTCGCCTGGACAAGTGCCGGAATCAAACCGGAAGGACAGCCAGCTAAGTGTTGTGACACCCCAGAAGAAGCTCTGCTTGCCTATCTTCATGATTTTGATTCCAGAACTTCTCAATTGAATGAAGGTACTCATATCTATTGGAGAGAGTTGCCTTCGCTGGAACATGAGATTGATTTCGATAAGTGGTATGTTTATTCCCGCTATCTTATTGGCCCTGCAGGACTGATGAATGTGGATGATTCCAAAATTTGGGAACTGAAAAATATGCCGAAGACAGACTACCTCCAACCTGGCTGGCGTTCTGAGAACAAAGGCCCCAATCCAGCCAATAACTCCGGATTCCGCGCCACAGGACATCGCATCCTGCTCATCACAGAGGAAGTGGAAGAAGTAACTTCCGGTGGGATTGTGCTGGTAGCGAAGACAGTTGTGGCTGAAGCCAACCGCGCACAGGTTTGTACTGTCCTGGAGATTGGTCCGGATGCGTGGGCAGATAAATCAACAGACTACTGTGAGCTTGGGGATCGGGTGCTCATCGGACAGTACGTGGGCAAGATGCATGAATCTCCGGTGGATGGAAAGACCTATCGGTTTGTAAGTGATCTGGACATCATCAGCCCGTTGCCCCCGAAGGAAGCCAAATGAGAACTCTCTTTATAGGGGTACTGCTGGCTGCTTTTGTTAGCTGGCTGTTCAGTAACCAACTTGTTGTTGTTTTCTTTGTCTGCCTAGCCGGGGCATGTGCCCCAACCTTCTATGGCATTGCTCTTGCTGAAGCTAATCGGCCCGGACGATGAGCACTCAAGTCAACTTTGCTGTCCATATTTTCGACATGGAGCTGGAGATGGTACCGGAACTGGAAGATGAACTGCGAGAAGCCCTCTCCAAGGCAATCCAGCAAGTCCTTTCCACCCGCGACACCTCCGGGTATTCTCTAACCGTCCGTGGCCCCGAGATTGTCAGTTTGTTTAACTAGTTTCTCACCGCTATTACTATTTTGTAATCCCGGTAAATAACCGTAGTTCCATAACTGGAGTTATAGCAATGAGCGATGTGAATGCAGATGCTGGCGACAACAGCGGCCATGATGAAAACATCCAACGGGAGCAGGAACTCGAAGCCTCTCGTCGGGGCTGGATTCCCAAGCACAAGTACACTGGCGAGGAAGGCAAATGGAAGGATGCGGCTACCTTTCTAGCTGATGGAGCCAAGTACAATCGCAACTTGCAGACGGAGTTGGCAACAGTCAAAAAGCAACTTGCTGAGTTCCAAGGCACTGCTAAGGAATTCGCAGCCTTCCAGCAACGTCAGATCGAAGCACGCGACTCCCAAATTGGTGAGTTGGTACGCGACCTCAAGCGACAGCAACGTGAAGCCATTCGTGACGGCAACGATGAAATGGCGGATTCCATTGAAGACCGCCTCGACATCCTGAATGACGAACGCGCCAACGTCAAACAGCAGATCGAGAAGACAAAGCAGGCTCCTGCTGGAGACAGCCCCCCTGTTGTTGATGAAAACGGCAACACCAACGATCCTGTTGTCCGCGCATGGATCGACAACGGCAATCAGTGGTTTAACGAGAGCGAGCCGATGCGGAATTACTGCTTCGCCTTGGCTAACGAGGCCATCGCAGCTGGTGAAACCAAGCGTGGCCTTCCCTTCCTGAACCTGATGCGGGAGAAGATGGAAGAAGCCTTCCCGATGAAGTTCAAGAAGGCCGGTGATCCGACTGCCCGGGGCAGCATGACCGAAGCTGGTGGTGGTGGCGGTGGGGATGGACGCAGCTACTCAGTGAATGATCTGCCCGAAGCGGATCGGGAGTTGATGAAAACTGGCATCCGGCAAGGTTGGACCACGGAAAGCACTTTCTTAAAGAATTACTTTAGCGACGAACCCCACGTCCACCGCACTGCTCCGAAGAAGAAGTAACCACTTCCCTTTCAGCACTTCTCTTAACCCCATCCAAAGGCTATTCTCATGGCTAACGAAACAAAGACTGCATCCGGTACCTTTCAACGGGCTCCCGATGCCGATTCCAACCGGTTGTTATCCGCTCGTCGCCAAGGGCGCGCCCTTCGAGAAGCCCGCGAAGATGGCACAGCCCCACGCGAACGAGAAAATGATTTAGGAGGTTTGTCCCTCCAGCTCGACGTCCACGGCGAGATCCCAGACCACAAGCTGTCCTGGGTTAACGACGAGAACGGTGCAATCGAAGGCAAGCTGCAACAGGGCTTTGACTTCGTCACCCAGGACGAGTTATATGCAAAACAGGCCAAGATTGTTCCTGACGAAGAAATCTCGAATGTCATCTCGCGATTCGTTAAGGGCACTCGTTCAGATGGCCAAGCGCTCCGCGCATACTTATTGAAATGCCCGAATGACCTTTGGGCTAGCATCGAATCGCGCCGGTATCGGGCTGCAGACAAATGGGACGCAGATATTCGTAGGCAAGCAGAATCCCCAGAGCAAGGCTCTGGCATGCGCAGCCTCCGCAATCTGAGAACCGAAATCGACACTGGCTACAGCAAGGAATACCAGTTAGGCGAAGCCGCAAAACAACGCAGCCGCACTAGCGAGTAACCTTCAACTGGGGCTGGGTCGGCCCCTCTCAACAAACCCTTCTCTTAGGGAGACCCACAATGGCAAACTTTGTCCAGCCCCGTGGCTTCGTTCCCGCTCGCTACCTAAATGGTGCAGCGTGGAGCGGAGGCGCGAATATGTATCACATCCCAGCAGCAGACACGAACCAGTACAATCCTGGTGATGTAGTGCTGTCGGCCGCCACAGGCGCAGATGCTAACGGTATTCCGAACGTCACGAAAAACACTGCTGGCACGGGTGTTGTGCGTGGTGTGGTGATCGGTTGCCTGGTGGCAGCTCCGAACCTTCCGTCACTGGTTGGTACGAACCTGAACCTGACCATCCAGAACATCCCTGCGACGAAGACCCAAGACTATTATGTCCTTGTGGTTGACGATCCCAAGGTTGTGTTCCAGATCCAGGACGACGGTATTACGACTGCCAACTTGGTAGCAGCAAGTGTGGGCCTCAACGCCTCCTTTACTGTCACCAACCCCACGGCACCGGCACAGAACTCATCTACCGTCCTTCTCTCTTCGAGCTTTGCGACGACTGCTGCTCTGACGGTCAAGCTCCTCGGCCTCACGCAGATCCCGAACAACGCGTTCGGTGCTAATGCTACGTGGGATGTTATTTTCAACCAACACGAATTCCAGGGCAATACCGCCGGGGTTTAATAATTTGGGCTTCGGCCCTTAGAGGAGAATTACCATGCCAGGTATTGTCAATACAGGCTCCTACCCCAAGGGACTATGGGAAGGGGTTAAGAGCTGGTGGGATTCGGCAGCTCCGGGTGCACCCGAGTTTGCCCCCATGATGTTCAAAAAGTACGATTCGGAGAAGAACTACGAAGAGTACGTTCAGTCGGTTGGTCTGGGGCTGGCAGTGTTCAAGCCGGAAGCACAACCGATCAGCTACGACACGATGCAACAGGGTTTCATCACCCGTGGCACCAACGTGGCATATGGCCTGGGGATTATCGTCACCCACGAAGAGCTGAAGGATAACCTCTACGTGAAGCTGACCCAGGGTCGTGTTGAACGCCTCCGTCGCGCCTTCCGTGAAACGAAGAACATCAACGCGACGAACGTTTTCAACCGGGCCTTCAACGCCACGTATGCCGGCGGTGATGGGGTCAGCTTGCTCAACACGGTTCACCCGAACTTTTCTTCAGGCACGTGGCAGAACAAGATGGCGATCGACGCGGCGCTGTCCCAGGCCGCTGTCGAGGACATGTTGATCCTGATGATGCAAGCCAAGGACGATCGCGGCTACATCGAACCGTTGACGGGGGACAAGCTGATCGTCCATCCGAACAACATCATGAATGCTGACCGGATTTTGAAGACGGGGAAGGCCGTTGGTAATAACAACAACGACATCAACCCAATTGAGACGGAAGGTTATCTGATGGGTGGTCGCGTTAGCAACCCCTACCTCACGGCGGCCGATCCCTGGTTCATTACCACCGGTATTCAAGATGGTATGATCTGGCAAGAGCGCGAACCATTGGAAATCTGGGAAGACAATGACGCCGATACACGCAACTACAAAGTTGGCGCTTACGAACGCTACACGTTCTTGTGGGCCAACCCGCGCGGCTTGTACGGTTCCAACGCGGCGTAATTGATCAGTGAGTAATTGACCGTTATTACTATTTAGTAATCCCGGTTGAAAACGTCCTCACAAGAGGCGAGTTATAGAAGGGTGATAATGTACACTCTTTTTAACTCGCCTTTTCTTCATCTAATTCAGGAGCAACAAAATGCCAGCCAAGCTTTCCCGGACCAGCCGTAGCCCTTACGGTATCACCAATGCAGCTCCCCGCCAGACGATGGGCAATTCGGGCGTACCTGATCCAACCTGGGCACGAATGATCGCCCTCGAATACATCAACAACAACGACCTAACGGCTCTCACGGCTAACGGATCGGCAGCTATGGCTACCGCAGCTGGTGTGGGGGGTTCGGCTACCCTGACTACAGGAGCAGCAGCCAACACGCTCGGAGCAGAATCCACTGCACAGGCAGTTTTCCAAGTTCCCACGGCAGCAAACAACCTCGGCCGGATGTTCTTCAAGTGGCAAGGGCAGATCGACTCTCTCTTGGGCACCCTGCAGGTTGGCTTCGTAGCATCTGCGGCCTCCGCCCCGCAAGGCATCTTTATCCAGTCGACTGTTACCACAGGTGCACTTAGCTTGATCGTTCGGAATGGAACAGGCACCTCGACGTTCCCTTTTCCGGCTGCTCTCGCTCTCGTAGCTGCCACTCAGGTAGAACTCGGCATTGAAGTCGACACTCTCGGCAACGTGTTCGCCTATTTCAACCCGACGACTGGCGCGGAACCGATCACCGGCACGGTTCCGTCGACCCCCATTGGTACTGTCGCCAACGGCCCTGTTGTGGCTGCGTACAACCAGCTTAGCGGCTCATTGCAGGGCCTCAACTTGCCGACTGCAGCCCTCTTCGCCTCTCAAGGCGCCATCCCCACCACGGCAGTCGCCCGCGTTCTCACAGTCAATTTCTTCGTGGCTGTGCAAGAAGTGACTCCCAACTAAATAAGGGGCCATCATGGCAAATTCAGTAACTATTCAAACTATCATCGATGGCCCTCGAAATGCTGTTGTGAAGATCACGGGGATTCTCGATACGTCAGATGTGGCTGCTGTTCAGGTAGCCATTCCTGCGAATATGTTTC